ACTGCACGAGTCATGTCTTCCAGGATCTCAAAACGTTGACCCAGACGCTCCATGATCTGCTCGTCTGTTTCTTTGCTGAGGTCTTTCTCAACTGGATCCTGTGCAAGGCTACGAGAGTCTGCTTCCATGCTCTTGAGAGCTGCCAGTGTCATAACCTTGTTCTTACTGCCTAGGGGTCTACCCATTGTTCGCTCCTTACGTTGTTGAAGTGTCTATTATAAGCCCTTGCGGGCTTGTTGTCAATCCAATCGGCTACCTGCGTAGGCAGTGAAACCATATTTGGTGAACACGTCAGCGGCGGCTTCTGCACCCGCTTCCAGAGTGTCTACGTTCTGCACGGGCATGCCGCTTGGGTTCCAGATTTGGAATGCTTTAGTGTAGTCTTGACGCACACCAGCGGCTTTGAGCATCTTGCCCAGCTTGGTGTTGCCTTTGACGCCATGGATGTTGACCCAAGCAAAGCCACAGGCAAATTGGTCACGACCGCCCAGCTTGTCGTAGAAGAACTCCATTGCGGCCTTGTAAGCGGCCGACTTGGCTTCTGCTACGATTTCGTTGACTTGCTCTTGAGTGTAGTTTGCAGACATGTTTCGCTCCTGTTTGCGTTGTTGAAGTGTTAATTATACAGTCTTTAGACCCAGCTGTCAACCATCATGACAGGCTTTTTTAGGGCTCGTTTTACAAAGTCCTCGGGCTCGTCATCTGTACGCACCATGACAAAGCCCATGCTCTCAACAAGGTCAACTTCTTTGATCTCAATGTCTATGCCCGCGGCTTCTAGGGCACGATTGATGTTAGTAAGCGCATACTTAACACCTGCGTCGAAGGCCTCATACTCGCCGTCGCCTACATCCTCTGCGTCATAGTCAAAACCCTCTACCATCGCGTTCAGGTACTCTTGGCCGTCTGCTACAATGAACTTATTGATCTTCTTCCACAGACGCTGGTCCTCGCAGTCAAAGTGGTCACAGCACTCGTTCATGTCAAAGCTGGCGAATGCGTCATAGTTTACTCGAGTCATTTGGGTCGCTCCCTGTTGTGTTAATATGTATGTATTATATACTCAAATGAAAGACCCGTCAACCTCTAGGGTCTTTTGGCGTTGTGTTTCTGCAACACATTGAAGCTCAGCATTGATGCTGGCTAGACTGTAAGGATCAGCCAAATCACAGTAGCGTTCCCATTCGTACTCAAACTCCATGATGTCTTCAGCTGTCATGTCTTCAGGATAAGTCATAGCCACTCCTTGTAGTCACCGTGTTCTTCGTTGTCATCAAAGCCTGCGTGATAGGCCGCAATCTCGTCTGGAGTCATGCAGGCTTCTTCAATACGTGGGCTCTGCTTGGTAGCACCCGCATAGAAGTGCGGGTTACGAGGACGACGGTAGTAGCTGTCTGCTGAACCACGATCGTAAGGGCCGCCGTGGCGGGTATCAATCACAATGTGCTCTCTAATCATACAGTCTCCTTCATTTTAGCAACGACTTCAGCTTCTTGCTTCTTGGCCGCACGGACCATGTCATCGATCAGGATCTTTTGTGCCCGCTTGGGCATCAAGGGCAAGACGCTGATAAGAACGCTCTGCAAATAGCCTGATTCGAAACTGTGACTGCCGTAGTTTTCGCGAGCGGCATCGCTGAAAGACTTGAGCACCAAGCTCAATGTGTCTTGATTGTCTGTAGTCCACATACCCATTTTGCGCTCCTTGTTTGTTTACTGTAGCCTTAATTATAGCGTCTTTTGGTAACCCTGTCAACCGAATGGTTATTCTACAACCAGCTCATTGGCTGGGTAGCGGATCTGGCCTTCGTACTCCAACTGGCTACGCTCGAATTCTGTGAGGTAGTCGTCGGCAACCACTTCCCAGCCGATGATAGTTTCAGTGTAGAACTCGTTGTCCTGCTCAACTTGGCCGCGGAGAGCCATGACGAACTCCGTGACACGGTTGAAGTCTTTAAAGTTCTTAACCACATAGTCGCCGCCTCCTTTGGCTTTCCAGTAGGGCTTGAGGGCATCGCCGTAGTTCTCATAAACTTGGGTTTGGATTAACAGTTTAGCCATTTGGTTCGCTCCTAATTGCTTACTATGAACATAGTATAGCATCTTTCGATAGCCGAGTCAACCGAATGGTCTTTGGTGTTGTATAAAAACAACGGCCGGGTGCGGTGGCCTGACGGGAGGGACTCGAACCCCCGACCTACAGCTTAGAAGGCTGTTGCTCTATCCAGTTGAGCTACCGTCAGATGGTGGGCCCCCCGTGAGTCGAACACGGCACCAACGGATTATGAGTCCGCTGCTCTAACCAACATGAGCTAGAGGCCCTAGAGTTTACTTATCTAACACGCTCTATCTGCTCTAAGTCTCCATCTTCGTTTTCACGATAGATGATGCACTCAACAATGTCTTCGTCTAGGTTCTCCCTAGCCATTGCTCGTGCTGCCTTTAGATCTTTGGTGGTGTCGATCAAATCCTCGTGGCCGTCACTATCGACAGCCCAAACTTCGTAGAGTTCCCAGGTCATGATATAGATATGTTAGAGTGGAGTTGGGGGCATTGCGCCCCCTGTAATACATCAGAAAGGTGCGTCTTCAGCGTCTGCCGGAACGGTTACCTTAGTGGCTTTGGGAGCCTTCGCAGGTGCCTTAGCCTTGGTTGCCTTAGCAGGAGCCTTCACAGGTGCTGCCTTAGTCTTAGGAGCCTTGTCTTCAAGGTACTCACTGATAACAGCTTGAGCCGCAGCATCTGCGAACTCAGTCATAGTACTAATAGCCTTGATGGCATCGTACTTGCTCATAGCTGTGTCGAGCTCAGCAAGACGAATGTCTTCGTGACCTGCCTTGTCAAGGTTCTTGATACGCATGATATCATTGGCGAAGCGAACCTTGTATTCGCCCTTGTGCTTGGAAACGCCTGCAACGGTAAAAGTTTTGTCAGTAGCCATAAAATTGCCTTTCTTGAGTTAGTGTGTGTATGCTTCAGAACTGTTCTTCAGCATGTGTTTATTGTATATTCGAATTGGTTAGTTGTCAACCGGTTTTTGCTTCTTTTGGCTAACCTTTTTCTGTTGTTTTCCTACAACACCCGGTTTGGTACGGGTATGTGGGTCTGCATCAGTGCCAAACTCTTTATCCACATAGAATTGGATTAGAGATCGTTGAATTTGTGTAATCAAATCGCCGTGATCCTCATTGACTACGAAGCGCACAGGGCAGTTCTTCCAGGAAAGGTTCTTGTTGAATTCAGCAAACCAACGACGATGGTCCTTGTTCTGGGCGTCAAAGACAACCCAAGGTCTGCCATATAATTGAAGTCTACTCATGTCGAGTATTTAACCTTTCCCGCACCCAAATGGCTATGACTTCTTCCAAGGGTTTGAAATTGTATTCGGGCTGCTTGGGGCGCACCCGCCCTTCTTGCCTGCGTTCGTGCTCTTGATTGAGCGTCCTATTATTCTTCTTCATTCTCTTCTTCCCAATTGGCCATGTCCTCTGAAATACACCAGAAGTCATCGAGTTCTTCCCCAATCACTTCTCGAACAGTGGCAGAGGTCTCACCACTGTATTCGTAATAGTCATCGAAGAAGTCTTCTTCGTTGCCTTCCCACTTACCACAGAACGCCATGCCGGGTTCATTGTAGTAGGCCTTAATCTCAAAGCCCAGGGCACATAGACGCTCGTATGCGTTGCAGGGAGGAGCCCATGCAGAGTCAAACGATGCTTCTAGTGTGTTAGGATCTAGACGCTGTGTGAGTCCATCATCGCCACCTACATCCCATTTGGTTCCCCAGTTGGCCACATTCCAGTCATACCAGTCCTTGTAGCCATAGAGCTCAATGTTACGAGCCATCTGTGCTTCGTGTGCGGCTCGCTTGTCTTCGCCCATAAAGCCAGACACAGTATCAATCAGGTCCTGTGGGCAAGGAATGAATTCTTGAAGCAGACGTCCATTAGCCAGAGCTTCTTGGGCTCGTTGGACCATTGCAGAATCTTTGTGACGCAGGGTGATTGTGTTGTTGCACCAATTAGGCATGTTCGCTCCTTAATAGTATTCGTGAATTTCAACAGAGGGATCCAACTTCATCAATTGCTCTGCGGCTTTGGTGAGGAAGCGGAACTTGCGGTTGGCTTCTGCATGGCTGATCTCTCCATCGCAGGTCAAGTTCTCTGGGCTGAGGCAACTATCAATCTTGCCAGCGATCTTCTTGCGATCTGCCGCACTCTGCAGGCTCAGTGCAGGGCTACCAAAGATAGCACTCCACTTGTTCTCGCGCTCTACAAACTCTTTAAGTTCTTTCATCTGTCGCTCCTTTTGTTTAACTTAGCCTATAGTATAGCACCAAAATCACTGCTTGTCAACCAAACGCTGAATAACCCTTTCAGCGTCCTGGGTATCAGTGATGTTGTCGAAACTAGCGGCAACCATGAGCTCATAGACTACACGAGCATCGTGCCCAAAGGTATTGAGGATTGCTGTGACTTCGCGTTGGGTTTGGGCTACCCACAGCAGGTCTGCGATCTTAACTTGCATTGGGTTCTGAAGTTGAAGTTCCATGTCTGCTCCTGTTTGTTTAACTTAGCCTATAGTATAGCATCTTTGAATACCCAAGTCAATCGAAGGGTTGTTGCATCTATACAACGGTCGGGTGCGGGGGCAGGCCCAGGTTGCAGGGTACAGGTCCTATGGAGAGTACCCAGGCGATAGGGCCCGCGAAACTTAGATCTTTGCTGGATCGTAGATGTCTCGGATCAGACGCTCCTGTGCGTCTACATCCCACTCATCAAAGGGACGGATCCCTTGATCAGCAATCCAATCCAGAACAATCTCTTTGGGACAGTTCAGCTGGCGGGCAATCTGCCCTGCGTTCAGTCCCTCAATGTAGAGTTGCTCAATGTCGTATGCTAGTTCACTCATTTTACTCATCGTAGACTTCCTCTCCAAGTTGCTCTACAGTTTCTTCTACTACACCCACATCAATGATCCGGGCACTTTGATCTTCGTTGCTGACTCCTTGGAAGGCAGTACGAAAGCTCTGCACTTCAGCTAGGAAGTCAAACACATCGTAACGGTCCCAACCTTCTGGGACCTCCAGCTCTTGTGTCAGCAGGGTTCGAACAATGACTTTCATGCTTCCTCCAGTTGACGTTGCAGAGCTGCTGACAGCAGCTCGTAGGGGCGACCGTATTGCGACACATACCACAGCCCGTCGGTACGCAGGATATACTCATATTCCTCGTATTGGTGATTGGCTTTGTAGTCCTCGAAGTCTTTGAACTTCTTAGCACTCACTCCGTCTTCGCCTCTGTCGCGTCCGTAGAATGTAGTGTAGCCTGCTTCCTGTGCCGCATCGTACGCAGCCTTGTCTCCATCACCGTGCGGGCTAAACGGATGCTTGGTGCCGACTTTGGGACCCAGCGAGCTAATGTCGCCCATGTCGATCAAGTCACGCAGGATAAAGGGATTTGAATAGTTCTCAAACAGAATTTTGCCGTTGTGATCAATGTAGCCGTCCCAGTGGCAGTAGACCTGCTGGACAGTACCGTCTGCGAATTCCAATGCAATAGTGCTTCGAGTTGCCATTTCACGCTCCTGTTTTGTTACTGTACCTATAGTATAACATCAATCAATACCCGTGTCAACCGAACGGGTATTAGTACTCTGCGCTTACAGTTCCGTCCTTGTTGACTGTAAGGAAAACCTTACACTTGTCCTCAAACTCGCCCTTGTAGGTGCAGAGGTAGCAGAACTGTCCGCCGTTAGTCAAGCCCAGGAACTTTGCACCCGTAAAGGTGTCCTCCCGGTAGCCTGCCCGGCGGATCAATGTAGTAAGGCCTTGCGGCCCAAACTCTGTAAGAACTTTGAGTTTGTCTGCTGTGATCATGTCTACTCCTTAGCAGTCGGGGTCAAAGGATTCCCACTCTTGGGCTTCGTCGGGCTGTCCGTCACGCTCTTCCTGCTCCAACTCGTCTTGCAGTTCCTCAGAAGCAGTAAGGAAGTCCTCGCAGGTGTTGAACAGTTCCTGGAACGCACGGCGCTCGTCTCTGTTCATTTCGCGCAGGAACATAGGGCCTTCTTCCTGCATAGCGTTGAGCACTTGGCGCAGGGCCAGCAGAGTGTTCTCGCACATGCAGTAGGACATGTTAGGGTAGTTTGACATAGTTCGCTCCTTTGTTAAACAATAACTCTATTATAAGCTCAAACGAGCTCAATGTCAACCACAACGTCGGAATAACCCTTCTCATCGAAGTGGATTTCCTTGACAACGGGCTTGACCTTTACGGCTTGCAGGCGTGCTACCAGCTTGTCGCGCAGTTCGTTGATCATGTCCTCAACGAAGTCCACCCCCATGTCGCCGCACCCGCTGAGGCAGTCCTCAATGCTTGCCTTGTTTGGGTACTCACTGGGCCCAGCATCACAGATTAGATCAATGCTACTCTCAGCCATGCTAGACACGATCTCACGCACGAGAATGTCAATGGCACGGGGACTAGAGTAGAGCAGTTCGCCGGGTTTGACAAAGTCAATGCCAGAAATAGTAATACTCATTGCTCGCTCCTTTTGTTTACTATGCCTTAATTATAGTGCCTTTTGGCTGCTGTGTCAAGCCCATGCCCGATATAACCCTACAGCGCCTATGGTTATTGCTACAGCATTGACTATCATCTGTGGCTTATTTGCAACACGAATAGTCCATGCTAGATAGCAGGATCCGCCTAGTACTCCGCAGACAATGTTCCAAGGATGCAGGTTTGGGAAGAACGACATTAATACGTACATGATAAGCAGGCAGGCCGTGCCCGCCCACTGTAAAATATTATTCAGCAACGAGGACTCCAAACTTGTTTTCCCATGCTGTAATAAAGTCCTTACCGATGTCACAGCTAACATAGTCATCGCCCTGCATGCCCTGCTCGCTGTAGCTGATGTCTGTGCTGAGTCCGTGTGCTACAAGGAACTCTTTGAGGTCTGCCATAAACTGTTTGTCTGTATAGATCAAGCCGTCTATGTTGACGTCCCAATGCTTGTCATTAAAGTATACGCAGAGCTCGCCAAAGTCGCGCTCGTCATTAATATAGCCCAGACGCATGTCCGTAATCTCTACAGAGCCTTTCACTGTAGACCAATAGCCATCACCACTAACGTTGAATACCACTGTCATTTACCGCTCCTTGTTTGTTTACTGTACCTCTAGTATAGCACAGCAAGCCCAAAATGTCAACCTGCTGTGCTAAAGACCCTTATGCCAAGTCTGCTATTACACGCACGTACTCGCCACCCCTAACGTGCTTAAATATGTCGCTGTCTACGCCTGTTCGTGTAATTTTATTGCCAATGCCTTGTGCCTTAAAATGTGCAAATAAAGCGTCTGCATCTTTTGCCCAATATAAGTTCCAAACAACACTTCTGCGCTTGTTTGCTTTGTCTGTTTTGCGTTTAAGGGTCCTGTCTGTCCATTGTGCAGCCTTGCCACAAAATGCCTTACCCATTTCCCGCACTTCTTTTGTGTTAAGTACTTTACCCATTTCGCGCTCCTGTTTAGTAACTAAAAACACATTATAGCACAGCAGATCCAAAATGTCAATCTGCTGTGCTAAAGACCCTACAGCTTACTCTACTATTACAATGTTGTTTGTACGCAACACTTTTTTTGCTGTGTCTAGCACACGAGGCAACTCTGAGAGTTCTATATGACCTGAGACATAGTTACATTTCTTTTCTACAGGGAATTTTAATTGTCCCTTTTTGTTTGTCTCTGTTACATTAAATGCACAGATTAGTTTATACATTTCCAGTTTTTTATTAAACTGTAGACGTGCTTTTGCTAGTGTATTGTGCAACATAGTTCGCTCCTTTGTTTTACAATACATGCAGTATAGCACAAAACAAAGCCCAAGTCAACCGAAGGGTCTTTCTTGGCGCTGTGGCATTTTCGCCACAGCATTACACTATGCTATAGTGTTTGCTACAATCTCAAATGCCTCTGTTGCAAACGTGTCCTCTCCGTATTCCGCTTGAACTTCCGCTATAACAGCCTCAGCCGCTTTTCTCGTACCGTAGACCCCGTAGTGCTCTCTCTCGTTGCTGTCGTTATAAAAAAACAAATTATAGACTTTAGTCATTTAGCTCTCTCTCTGTTTTGTTACTGTACAGCAAGTATAGCACAAAACAAAGCCCGAGTCAAACGGAGGGTCTTTGCCCTCCGTTGTTTTTATGCCACAGTCGAGAGCATATTAGCGGGAACCTTCCAGCGGCCTGCACCCGTGTTGACTGTAACGAACTTGACAGCGATCTTCTCTACCTTGCCCACATAAGTCATGCCGGTCTTTTGGCTAGTGAACTTGACAGAGTCTCCCACAGCCATGCTGGCCTTGGCACGTTTGGCTAGGTTGGATCGAGCCCACTTGATAGCATCGATCATGCTAGAGATCTCTGTGTCGGTCCAAGTACCGAACATGATGGCTTGATTGATTTGCTTGACGTCCATGATTGCTCCTTTAGGTTGCTGGGTTTTCAATATCTGCAATGTCTTCCTCGAGCTCCATGATCAGATCTTGAATCTGCATGGAGGTCAACTCTGCGCTGTCACAAGCGCCAAAGACAGCCTGTTGCATGGCATCCACGTCCTCTAGCAGAGCTATACAGTCCTGCAGACGTTGAATTTTTTCCTGTTTTGAAAGCATTTTCGCTCCTGCTTTGTTACTATGACTCTAGTATAGCACAATTCAATACCCAAGTCAACCGAAAGGTTATCGGGCAAAGAGGCTGAAAACCCAGATCCAAAAGTAAATGATTAGTATTAAGATTCCAGCGCCTACGCCCTTGGCCACTTCCCACATCACATACTCCAATAAGCTTCACTGGATGGGCTACAGTATCTGGGCGTATCGAACCGCTCAGTATACTCCTTGCCACCCATTAGGTTAGTACGGGTCACCATGGTCTTGTGGATCTCGTAGCGATATCCCGCACTCGGTAGCCACGTATGCTTGACCGTATGCTCCAGCATGGATAGGTTGTCAGTGTCATAGTCCTTGTAGAGCACTTGACGCTCACCCGACTTGGTTCTTTTGTCTGTCTTGTAAACGATAACGGTATACATTATGCTACCTCCTTCAACATGATTGTACGACGAACGAAGCCCGAGGTGTCCTTCTTAGCACGACCCTTGGCTTTCAACCCAAGTATAACACCCTTGGGATCCAAAAAGCGCAGATCCGTTTCATCTGCGTTGAATACAGGACGACCCATGTAAGTGTCTGGGAGCCGGTCAAATACCATTGCAACATTCATGCCCTGCTGGAGCGCCATAGCCACATCGTGCCCGTTGTTCTCTGCGGCGCTGAACGTCAAGTGGTAGTTGGGGATGTCTGCTGTCTTACGGCCCAGGACCTTAGTGTAGTCATAGAACTGTAGTGTACTGAAAGTGTCAAAGATGTTCTTGCCGTGATTGGGAACTGGATACTTCTCCCAGCTCAAGTCCGATGTACCATTCAAGCGGAACACGGGCGTCAAACCCTTGCGGCGTGCAAAGTTCACAGCTCGCATGATGTCCTCAACCAAATCTGCCATGAAAGCGTCACGGTTCTCAAAGAAGTACCGGGTCTTGCGAATACGTGCCTTTTGGATTGTATTGGTGTTCTCGCCCTTTTTGAACATACCACCGCGCCCGGCAGTATTCAAGCAGGCATCAGTGCAACCCTTAGACCGCTTAGGGCAGACTTCCTTGCCCGACAAGTCAGCAGGTGCAAGATGCAGGATAAACGACAGATAGCCGTGAGCCGTGCCCTTTTGGATTTTGGGGTTTGCGGTGCTTAAGAGTTTGAACATGTTTCGCTCCTTGTTCGTTTACTGTAGCCTTAATTATAGCAGAAATCAGTACCCATGTCAACCGAAGGGTTATAGGTACTGATCGTTCAAGCTGGGAGCCAACTCCTTGACTATCTCACGTTCACGGGCGTAGGCTTCCTTGCGGCCACGTACGATCTCTAGAACGCGATGTTCCCAGTTCATGTCCAAGCCGCCAGTCTTCAAGTATACGTATAGAGCCCACAAGCGGTTCTCGTTACGAGCACGGCTCTTATGCTTACGCCAACGCTCTAGCACCGACTTGCGGACAGTAGACTCCGACTTACGTGTCAAGCCAATGTAGTTCTCACCCGTAGCAGATACTGCCTCATAGATGATATAATTGCAATCACTACGGATCTTGCGGTTACGGGCCATTGTTCGCTCCAATTCCTTAACTTATGCATATATTATAGCACCGAACAAAGACCCAGTCAACCGAAGGGTCTTTGGCCGCACTCGACCGTTGTTTTTATGCTACATGGTCTTCTATGGCTTGTGCGAGCTTTTGTATAGCGTCTTGTATACAGTCGTCGTCTAGGTCTGTAAGGCTTTGTAAGTATGCTAGACGTGCATACAATGCGGCTTGTGCTTCGCTCATATTGTGCTCCCTTAAAATGCTATTATACTGTAAACGGCCCAAAATGTCAAGAACCCGACCTCAACGAAGGGTCTTTATGCTTTTGGTTGACAGACTCGCCAAAAGACAGTATAATAAAGACATAATAAGAAAGCCGGTAGACGGAGCGATGGAGTCGATGGGCCATACCCGGGGTGGACGTGGAGGGTGCCT